TATTAATATTTTTTAATTTAAATATATATATAAATATATGTATTCAAATATTGATGAAGCTTGGAAAGTTTCGAATGATTTAGATAAATATAAAAATAGTTTTAAACCAATTACAAGTGTAAAAAATGCGACAAATGAATTAACTGAAATAAATATAGATACTACTGAACGTGCAGCTTCTGAAAAAATAGGATCAGAATACCTAAATAAATCATCATCTCCAAGTAGTGCTATATTTCAGACAGAAGTACAAGATTTAAAAAAATTAGTTCATAAAGACGATGGTACTCAATGTAAAAGATTATTTAATCATTTTCAATCATGTGTGGAATGTAAAAATAAATTAATACATAAAAATAAAAGGGGAAATAGTTCTCCACACGATTCTGCTAATAGATCGGTAAATGGATCAATTCATCGATCTAGTAATAGATCTATTAATGGATCTTTCGATAAGTCTGCATCAATGGATAAATCTGCGTCCATGAATGGATCAAATAATATTACAAATTTAAATCTAGATAGTTTTAAATTAACTGAAAATTTCGTAGACTTTACTAAATATACTGATCTATTAAAAAATAAAAATAATAGTAATATTGTATCAATAATATTATTTGGTTTACTTGTAATTATTATTTTATCTTTAATTAATAATGGATAAATATAAAAATTTAATTATCAGTGGCGGAGGTTTTAATGGTTTTCAATTCTTTGGAATAATTAAATATTTAGATGAAAATAATTTAATTAATAATGTAGATAAATATATAGGTGTTTCCATGGGATCTATGATAAGTTTATTAATTATTTTAGGTTATAAGTTTCACGAAGTTGAAAATTTCTTAGTTAAATTTAAATTTGCAAAGGTATTTGATTTAAAATTTGAAAGAATTTTAATTGAAGATAATATTAAGGGTCTATCAGATGGAAATAAATTTAATAAATTAATAAAAAAATTTTTAATTAATAAAAAGTTTGATGAAAATATTACATTAAAACAATTATTCGAAAAAACAAATAAACAACTAATAATTGGAGTTACTAATTTGACCAAAGATTTATTTGAAATTATGACACATGAAAATTATCCAGATATACCAGTTTATTTAGCAATTAGAATGAGTAGTTGTATACCAATGTTTTTTGAACCTATTGAATATCAAGGACAATATTATGTAGATGGAGTTATGAAAGATAATTTTCCAATTCAAATAATTTCTAATGACGAATTAAATATTACTATTGGAATGGTATTATTAACACATCAAGAGAGTTATAATATTAAAGATATGAGCACTATTAATTATATGATTCATTTATATAGAGTATTAGTTAGTGAGCCAATGAAAGATAAAATTAATAAATATAAACAATTATGTAAACTATTTATAATTCAACCAAAGATTAATTCATATAATTATGAACTAGATGAATCTATTAGAACTGATTTAATTTGTACAGGATATGATTTATGTAAGGCATCTATTAATGAATCAATATGTGAATCTAATTCCACAAATAAACCAGAACTCACATAATTTTTATAATTTAAAAATATAAATTATAAAAATTTCTTCTTATTTTTTCTTCTTATTTTCTCTTTTTTTCATCTACTTTCTCAGTAAAAACAGGATTAGTCTTTGGACGAACAGTAGATGAATTTAATGCATTATAATCTGCTCTATATGCATTCATTCTTTGTTCGATTGTCATTCCTGAATCAACAAAATCAGCAGATGATACATCCATTAGATTAAATGCATTCTCAAGTGTTGGAATTGTATCAGCTTCGTCGTATGCCATAATTTCTGTGTTCTTATTTGATTTTTGTCTAAAAGTATCAAAAAGATTATTAAATTTATCTAAATACTCTCCTTTAGCATTCTTATTACTAGAACTACTTAATAATTCATTAAAATTATTAATTTTTTGTATTTCAACTGGTTTATTTAAGTTTTTCTTTGTATTTTCTCTAATTTCTTCTGCTAATTTCTCATTATCTGTATTCATTTTATCATTTTCATTTAAGAAGACTTTTTTAGCTCCACCTTCATTAACATCTCCATAACTAAATTCAAAATTACCAAATTGCTTCTTTAGATCCATAAATTGCCCAGCATCTAAATACTCTTTTCTTGCTTTATCATATGCAACACGTGTTTCATCATTTGCCAATAGATCATAAGCAATGTTAACTAAATTAAAATGATTTTGTAATGTTTTTTTTTCATCTTCAGATAATTCGTCAGAATTTAAATACTTATCAGGGTGAAACTTTATTGCTAATTTTTTATATTTCTTCTTAATATCATTTGTTGATGCATCCTCTTCTAATTCTAATGTTTCGTATAAATTATATTTTACATATACTTGAATTAAATCCATAATAATATTATACTATTATATTTATATATTTATATTATAAATGAAACTCAATTTTTCTAATATTCGAGATTTAAAAATAATGTATATTACAACATCAATTGGTGTTGTTGCAAATAGTGAAGGAGTTGATACTGATATAATTAATAAGGATAATCCATTAGCTTATATAAAAATATTACCAATGTATATATATAATATATTAATATCTAGATATGGTGGACTTAACCATTTCAGATATAATTCAGGGATGCATTGTAATTTAATTATAAATGAACTTATCTTTAAGAATATTAAAAATAATCAACTAAATACTAGTCCAACGGTTTTGGATATAAAAAATATTATAAAGTCAAATAAAGTATCTTGTTCATTAGTTAGTTTAAATATTAATACAATGAAGATATTAGCTAAAGAGGGAGATAAAGGTAAATATTACTCATTACTATTTTTAGGAGTTCCATTTGCATTAAAAATAAATGATAAAAAACTATTAATTAAAGAAATTGATAGTTTTATTAAGATATTCACGAATGATCGCGAACATATTTTAGCAACAATTACATGTGGACTATTTATACATTATGCACAGAATGATATTAATATAAATAAATGGTTAGAAAATACTTTGAAGGATTTACAAGAATATGATGGATATGATGAATATTCAGATTATTTAAATAATTATGATGAAATAAATTTTAGAAATAATAAATTTATTAATAAGAAGAAAGAAGATTTAGTTACTGATAGAAATAATAATTTTTTTAATAATTTTTGTTCAGTTAGAAATAGCTTTTTTACTCAAAATCCATATGAACAAATATTATTAATATTAGATTCATTATTAAGGTCAGAAGATAATTGGGAAAAATTAGTATTATTTGGTATAACAAATTTTAATGATAATATTAGTATAAGTTTGATATTAGGAGCATTATATGAAATACTATTTAGTACATCAAAGGTAAATAAAAATTTGATAAAAAGATTTAGTTTTTAATTAATAAAAAAAATTTTATTATACAATAATATATAATATAAAATGGCCGCTCCTTTAGGTTTAATACGTATTGCCCCCGTTGCTACCGGAACTGCTGGACTAGCATCCTTTTTAAGTGCACCCCTTCCTGCTGGGCCAGCTACTGCTGCTGCTTTAGCTGCTGCTGCTAATGCTGCTGGTGTACCCGCTGGATTAGCAGCAGCAGCAATAGCTGCAGCCCTTGCTAATACCCCTACTCCCGCAGGCGTTACAGCTGCACAAATAACAGCAATATTCAATGCAAGTCGTCAAAGAGACCCCGCAGCTGTTCAAGCCTTTATAAATGCAATGGTTGCCCTTCCTGTACCTCCCCGTAATGTTCCAGGTGGACTTTTTGCCTTTCCTGACCTCGCCAATGAATTCCAAGAATTATTTGGTATTACAACTAGACCAGGCACTGTTAAAGATTTTATAATTGCTTTATCCGATGTAAATAGAGAAGCAATTGCAGAACAAATTCAAGATCCTGATGATGCAGCAACCCATCTTGGAGGTAAGGGGGCTGCAAAGTTAATTAAAGTATTAAGTGGATTACCCGGTTTAGTCGCATTATTAAAAGCACTAAACCCAACTGCAACAATTGTTGCCCCTTACAATCCCCCATCAGTAAATACCACTGCTGGATTAAATTTATTATTAGCAAATCCTCTTGTAGCAACAGTTGTAATGCAACAACGCAAGAAACAAACTCAAGCTGCATTAGCTAGACCCGTATTAGCTAGTGGTGCAGGACCATTTGGCCCATTCGGTGCTGGTCCTGGTGGATTATCCATCAGAATGTTTGGTGGTGCATCTGAAGCTTTAGCATCAATTGATCCCTTAAATTATGATCCTATTGAAATGAGAGGTGCTGGCCCAATGCTTGCTTCCATGAGAGGTGGAAACTATGTAATTGGTACTACTTCTTCCCCTACACAATGGAGACCTATTGACGATAACTCATTTATCTCTGCTTCTCTTAGCGCTGCAATCAAACAACTCCAGGCTTCTGCCGCTCAACAAGGTTCTAAATTAGAAGCTGCTGTAGAACAAAATGTAAATGCATTAATACTTGCTCTCCAAAATGCCGAAAAAGCAGTAAAAGATGAACGTAATAAAATAAATGACATGAACAATGCAATTGCAAGTGGATCCGCTAAACACATGCCCGGTGTAGACACAACTGCTGGTGATATCCAACGTGCAGCAGATGCTTACAATAACGCCATGAAAAACAGACAAAAAATCGAAAACAAGCTTTTCCGTGTAGTAATCGCTCTTGGAGGAAAACAATTATACCCTTAAACTAGTTAATCAATCAATTTAAAAAAATTGATTTAACAATATTTTATTTTAAATACCTATTTAGGTATATAAAATGAAACTTAATATACAACTCATGGAAAATAGTCTGATGGATTACTATAAAGAACGTAACAATCATAAAACTGATAGTGGTTATGATTTATTTTGTCCTGAAGCAGTAACTGTTCCTCCTAAATCCCTAGGTTTTACAATTGATTTTAAAATTAGATGCTCTCCAGATTTTGATTCTCCTTCCGGCTATTCTCTTGAACCAAGATCCAGTATTTCAAAAACACCACTAAGAATGTCAAACAGTCGAGGTATTATTGACTACGAATATCGTGGTAATATTATGGCAAAAGTTGATAATCATTCTAATGAACCTTTTGAAATTAAAGCAGGCGAACGTCTTTTTCAACTACTTATGCCTAGTCTGTACCATTTGATGTATCATTTGTTGATACACTTGATTCAACTGCAAGAGGTACTGGTGGATTTGGATCTACTGGTCGTTAGATTCTAAGAATCGAAAGCAAATATAGCAATAGATTCTAAGAATCGAAAGCAAATATAGCAATAGATTCTAAGAATCGAAAGCAAGTCCCGCAACTCCATTAATAATTCTTAATACATTATAACTTATTGCATATATTCTAGCAACTGCCGGATTATTATAACTTACTGATTTATCAACAGTTAATACTAATGTAATATCATCAATTCTTGAAAAATTACATGATCCACTTGGTTGATATTGTTCATTATTAATAGAAAATGAATACATATTAATTCCCTCATCAGGAGTATTTGAGAAATTTTGTAAAGTTTGAATCCAAGAATAATATTGTGAAGATCTTGGAGTAATACGATCTTTTCCATTTAATAAAAAGTGAACATTGTTTATAATATTTGTTCCAATTTTTTTATCATAACTTGTTGTATAATTAAATACATCTAATAAATTTGAACTAGATATATATTGATATTGGGTTACAAAAAATAGACATTTTGTTGGATGATTATATGTTATCTTAATCTTGTTATTATTATTAATAATAACTTTTTCATTATCAAATTGTAATTGTTCAATTAAATATTCATGATTCGATCTTGCAAATTTTAATCTTTCATTATTATCTAAAAATATATAATCTACGTATAAAAATGTATCTCCTAATGTTATACTATCTATATTAAATACACTGTTAATCTTAGTTAGGTAATTAACTTCTAATGCATTTGGCATTACCTTATATGATGTAATTGTACCACTAATTAAAATATTAGATACAAATGATGTAGAACTATTAATTTTAATATAATATAATCTGTTTGTAAGTTCATCATATTTTATAAACTTACCATATATATTAACATTATTTACAACTTGACATATTATCTCATTAGGTAAAAAATTTACTGTATTCTCACTTATTTGAATATAATGTGTCGGACCAACAATTAATACATCTTTTAAGTTATTAAATTCAACATTAATCTTAACATCACTATATTCTAATGCAATTAATGGTAGTGCCAATCCATTATATTTACAAAAATAAAAAGGTATTGGTACATATAATAAATTTGATGTATGTCCATTATTATAATTAGTTAATGATGGTACATTACCAATCATTTGATTTAATCCTCTTTTATTCGAACGCTGTGTTAATTCATACCATATATTTAACCAGTCTCCATATAATTTATCAATAATTTGTCCACCAATTTCAAGTTCAATTGAGTTAATTATTCCAAATCCAACTTTTTCTATCCATGCTGTAATAACTACATTTTTTAAGTATGTATCTTGATTTATAAAATTAGTGTCAATTATTTTTGGTATATTAGGTAGTGTAATACATAGATATACTTTACCCATTAAATCACCATTTTTTGCAATATTACATGTATATCTCCCACCAAAATTAGGCTTATTTTGAAAATTTTGAGGTATACTTTCAGATGAAAAATTTGTATGTCTCTTATATACCATTTTAAAATATGTTATAGTTGGCTGATAAGTTAAATACATATCTTGTAAGCCATATCCTGCGAGTTGAACTATACCTCCTCCCATTCTTTACTTAATATAATATTGTATATTATTTAATATTAATAAACTAATTAATTTTAAATAAAAATTGTTTTGATCTGTAATTATGGAATTATATCAAATCCCAAACCACCATAACCACTCATAATTCTTAATAAATTATATGATATTGTAGTTGTTTTAATAGTTAGTTCTTGCTCTACTAGTGTAGGATTAAAGTCAACTAGTAGATTAATATCATTTAAGAAACTAAAATTTATACTACCCGATGGTTGCGATTGTAATGGATGCAATCCAAAGTTATATACATTAATTCCATTCGTGTATGAATTATTAAAGTATGTATATGGTCTAATCTTTTGAGTCTCATCAGATGATGCATTAAATCGTGAATGTCCATTAACCATTAATTTAGTATTTTTTATAATTGGTATTTGTGATGGTTCTACAATATATTTTAACCTTTTTTGTTCTATCTTAGATAAATTTGCAAATGGCATCTTTAATATATTTAAGGCAGTAAATGGTTCTACATTTGAAGATATATTACTCGATGTATTGGCAGAATTTCGAGCCAAAAGATTATTTATTAATGGTGCATAATCTATTGTTAATTGTCTTAAATATGGATTATCTGTTTCATCTGAATCAATATATTTATTAATATCTAAATAATAATCACTCGTTGTATAATTATAATATTGTTTCTTATTTTGTTTATCTTTTAATTGAGCAAACCATAACATTAATTTTGTTGGATTAGAAAAACTTAATTTAATCTTATTTGTAGCTGACAATGATGATGATACATAAGTTGAATATTGTAATTGTTCAATAAGATATTCGTGTTTTGATTCCGCAAATTTCTTTCTTTCTGGAAAGTCTAATAATATATAATCTAATAATACTGATATTTTTAGTCTTCCAATTGTTTTAATATTTGTATATGGTAATGAATTAATTAAATCTTCTAATTTTTTTAATTTAAACTTTAGATGTAATTTATTATATAGTAGTGCAATAAGTGGTATTGATAAACCATGTTGTTTTTTGTATCTATTAAAGAAAAATGGTATATCAATATATAATGTATATGCACCTAATTTTGTTTTTTTAATAATTAATTTTTTATCTTGTCCAATCATTTTTGAAACAGCACGTACTTTTTCAGGTACTTTACCTAATTCAAACATACAATTTATTATATCATCTTCAACTCTTTCAATTAACTCTCCTCCTATATGTAACTCAAAGTAATCTGCTATATAAAATCCAAGTTTTTCAATCCAACTCATTACTGCAGTATTGGGACGTACACTAATTTGTTTTATTAATTTATTTACAGTATTAAAATTTATTATATCATAATTAACTTGATTAATAGTTGAATTTATAATATTAAATATTTTTAATTGTTCATCTACAATTTCATCTGATTTATTATTAATATCAATAATACTGTTTAATACTAATATGTTTGAATCATTTGATGAAAAATATTTATTATAATTGTATGTTGCACTGTTATATTTAACATCGTAGGGAATTAGAGGAATTTGTACACTTCCAATATATGTGTTTGATATGTTTAATTTATCATAATTAATAGATCCTGAAATAGTTACATTAAAAAATAAATTTACAAGATCATTAAAATTATATAATCTATTACTTGTATTTGCAGTTATAATACTTGTTTTTTCAATCAGTTTTGGTAACTTTTGATAGTATATATTTGAATTATTACCAAGTTGTGCACCATGATTCATTAATGAATATTGAATATAATTGGTATCATACTTTAATGGATTTAATATAAATTCAAATGAATCTCTTACTGTAAAATTATTTGTATAGGTATTTATTGATTGAATATATTGATTATATCTTATTACTAAATTTGGATCAATATTAATATTTGAATTATTTATTACAAATGAATTTGCATCAATTTCTAAATCATAATTAAACTCTGTTTTAAATATTAATGAACCTAGATCATCCATTACATCAGAAAAATATAAATAACCTGATATATTTGATATATTATTCATAAAAGTTAAACTAAGTTTATAATTTACATCTGTATATAGATTTTTTAATTCATAAAAGATAGAATCATATATATTCGAAAATGTATTATCAAAATAATGACTATGAGATATATTTATTATTGTATTCGGTTGATTTGATACATTATAATTATATAATTTTGGTAGATAATCAAATGGAAAATAATAATATTGTACATAATTTTCATTATTTATTTTTGTTTTAAATCCCCATTTGTTCGCTAAATATAGATTTACATTAAATTTTTGATTACTTGTTAATACATCATTAAATATTAATATTTCATATATATTTCCTACAATTGATTCTGTAATATTATTATTTATATCTAGATATCCTGGTAGTATTGACATAGATACATTCCCAGTTTGTCCATAAACATTACCAATATTTTCATTAAAAGTTTCATATCCATTTATAAATCCATTTATATAATTTCCATCAACTCTTTCAAATGATACTGTATTTATTCCATCATTTACTTGCCCCATTCTCTCTTCCAAAGAAAATGTATAATCATCATATATATAATTACCAAATGAACTATCGGTTCGTACTGTAGGTCCACGTATAATATTTGATTGATCATTTTCAGCAGAATTAAAATACATATAATATCCACCACTCGTTGGAATATCAGTAACAATAAATACTGTTGATTTTTTTTTTAGACTAATGGAAGTGTTCAAATACGTTGATCCATTAAAATATATTCCACCGTTTGAATTCCATGTCGGCTGTTGTAATATATTTGTATTTATAATTTGATTATTTGATGCTTTATTACGCCATAATGCTACTTTATCTCCATTATTTAAAACCTGAGAGCTTCCTAAAATATCTGTAAATATATTTGAATTATCTTTTGAATCAAACCATGTAGTTAGAGAACTAATATTTGATGGAATAAAAGGACTATTTCCTAAATATTTTTGAATACTGAACGTTTTATTACTTATATTTATATCTATTTCACTAATTAGGTTACCATTATAATATAAATTATTTATTGTTGTTGTTTGAATGTTAGTACCATTTTCATTTGAAAATACATTTGTAATTATATTTGAATTCTTAATCTCACTATAATAATATTTAATTATTTCTGTTTTAATATCTCGAATATCATTCATATTAATTGTTAAATTACCAATATTACTATCAATGTAAAATACATTTGCAAATACATTTGAATTCATCAATAAACTATTTGATAATTTATTAAAATCTTCATTTGATACAACAATATTACCAAAAAATGTAAAACTATTTGCTATATTCATTTTATCTAAATATAATGTCTGTAATTGTTGTATATTAGAAGTTGGTGTAGCATTTGAAATATATAAATATTGTTTATACTTATTATTATAATTTGTTAAATCAATTAAATGATTAAAATTTATATCATTTATTGAATCTTTTATACTATAGATTATTGCAAAATTTTCAGAATAATGATGGTTATTTATTAGTGACTCAATTTTATAACTTTTTTTAACATTAAATAAATCGTACGTATTAGAATTATTAGAATTATTAGAATTATTTGTACTATATAAAATGTATTGTAATAGTATATCATAATTAGATTGTATAGTATTTGTATTTATATTAATATTATTAATTAATGAGTATATATTAGAATATGAAATAGATACGATCGATGATTCTTCTATAACTTGTTTACCTCTCAATACTAAATAAAAGTATTCACCTATTAATGTTCTGTATATATTTTTATAATTTTTATTATTAAAAAAGGAAGATGTAATTGATGATATATCTGAATATCTAACACGCATATTACCATCTAATAAGTATAAATCAAATATTAAATACATAAAACAATAATAAAATAATGTTAATTGATCTGATACTGTTGAAAGATTAATTGAATTATATATATTTTTGTTAATTATAGGTATATTGAGATAAACAGGAGAGGTTGAAGAAGTTGTAAAAAAAGTTATTATTCCATTATCTACAATACTATATGGATCTTTATAATTATACTTACGATTACCATTTTCAGCATTTATCTTGTAATTAACATATATAATATTATTGTTTAAAAAGGATTTTATATAATTCATATTATTTAATGAAATAGATAGACCAGTATTATTTAGGTTATCAAGTATTTTTAATGTTTCTATAAAAAATGATAAATTATTAATTATCCTTTGAATTTTATAATCCAATATATTACAATTATTATCCAGTTTTATAGATTGTTTTATATCTGTAACAATATATGAAGGTATATTTGAATTATATAAATTATTTATTTGACTAATAAATATAGGATTATAATAATAAATATCGATATTTTCTAATGCATAATATGGTTTTAAATAGTTTAAATCAAAATCATTCACTATATGGTCTGTAACTGTTTCATTGACATCTGTAAAAAAATATGATTGAATACGTTTTAATTGATATTCATATGTTTTAGCAAAATTCTCATATATATTTGTATTTAATGTAGGTATATTATAATATTGTATGTTTGACATATTAGAAATAGAAATATTAGAGAATGCGTGTGTATAACTACAAGTTGAATTAAAAATATAATCCTGTGTTGTATCAACATTATAACCAAAAATTTGTCTTTCGTATGATGTAAATTGATCCATTGTTGATAATGTTGGTGTATATAACCCAGAGTTTAAATTTAATGATTTAATAGTATTATTAATAGTATTTAATTCAATGTTATCTTGAATATTTAAAATAGATCTATTATTTATATATTCTGTATAATAATTTGTGAATGTATTTTTTAAACCAATCAAGTAGGCATTTATATTTGCAAATCCATCTATAGATATCTGTCCGTATAAATTTTGAGTATTTACAAAATTATATATATCTGCTTGAGGATATAATATACCAGTCTTATCTGATATCTTCTTTAAGGAGGTACCAATCTTAATTGTATTATTAATTGATATAAGATAATTATAATAATTTTGTGTATCAGTATCAAAAGCTGTTATTAGGTCATTATATAAATATGAACTTCTATATACATTTATTGAATCATACATTATTATGGATGAATAATATTGCAATGTGTAATCATTAATTAGATTTGATAATAAACTTGAGTAATTTGTAATTTGTAATTTATCATATAATTGTGAACTAGTAATAGTCGAATCATTTAATTGAATAAATCTTAGAACTTGCAAGTTATCTAAATAATCATTGAAATACATTATTAAATTTTTAACATCTGGTGCAAATATATTACAAATATTTACTAAATTTTGATTTGGTACTGAAGTGGCAACTCTATATGTGGAATAAGAAACAAGATCATTTAAAATTGTATCAGTCATATTATTATTATAACTTAATACATTTTGAACAACAGACGAATATGAAGCTATATTTGAATAAAATTCTGTACCTGTATTTAATACTATATTTCCAATTCCATTTATATTAGATATACCTGAATAAAATCCTAATACACTCGTAATTACATTATCAATATCAGAATATTGAAAATTTGTATAATTTCTTATTGATAAATTTATATTTCCATAAGTATTTAATGATAGTAAATTTTCAATATACCCTAAATTTAAATATGAATAGTATAAATGTGGATTCATATTATATTTATATGTTTTACTTTGAAATTGAGTAGAAGGTACATTAGTTAGATATGCAGTAATATTTGATAAATCATGTATATTATTAGATTGAGATAAAGTCTGTAAGTTTGTATTTAAAGTATCAACATTACTATTACTAAATCCAGGATCACGAATGGATGTTAAATTTAATTGATTATTACTATTTGTATAATTTATTTGACTACCATAATTAGTATACAAGTATGTTTTTAATAATTTTCCATGTAAGAATTGTGAAACAGGATCAGTATCAATTATATTATTTATAAATTTAGTAAATGATGTACAATTAGTTACAGGATTAGTTACGTTTGATGTATATATAGTTGAATATTCTGTTTGCTTTGCAAATGAATTAATATAATAATATCCATTAATCATTGACTTATCAAAGAAATCAATTACAATCGTATTATAAAAATAATTTGTTAGTTTAATACCATTCGTTAAATACTTAAAATCTGATAAAAATTGTATAAATTCTCCTGTAACTACAGGTAAACTGATGATTAACTCTTTAATTTGAATATCAATATTATTTAATAAATTATGAAACCCAACAGTTATACCTTTATATAATATAGTTGTATCTAATATTGGTGTTAAATCAACTGCCACAATATTAGATATATTCTGATTTGATTTTAATATATTAGAATATTTATTTTGAATGTATTTTACTGCACTTGTATCAATATATCCAGATAATCCATATATATAATCTTCTAATATATAATTACCACTTATAGTAGATCCATCATTCAATAATTCAGTACCACTTATAAATACACTTAAATTTGAATTATATATTGTATCTGTATAAGATATATTGGATATATTTGCAATAGTTGTGGTTGTATCGACTTGATAACTGAGAGTATAATTATTTTTAATTTTAAAAATACGATTGTCAAATTGATTTAAATATAAATATAAATAATATATACCATCAAATGTTATATAATTTGTATTTACTAATTCTAAAGTAGTAATTAAATTTGAACCATTAAGAACATTTACCTGACCTGCAAATGAATTTAAATTATTATCAAGTGTTATCATAATATATTGCAATGTGTTCTCTAAATAATTAATTGTTTTATTTAGAGTAAGCATATATGCAGATCGTTGTATGGTATTATTTAATATATTCCAATTATTTTGATATGTTGCTCCATAATTTATTATTGCATTTGAAATATTTTTTAAATAATAGTTATTTGTTATTAATAATCCATCAAAGTTTGTATTCAATAGTGCATTTAAAAATTTTACCATTATTGAATTTCCATTATTATCTTGTTCTGTAAATGTCGACTTACCTATATTTATTAATGATAACCCACCAATACCATTATTTGTTAAACTTACTCTAAAATATAAATTTGTTGCATAATTATATTTATTAACAAAAGAAGATGGTTGTTGAAAGATAGTGGAAATAATATTATAAATAATTGCATAATTATCTTTTATATTTTGTATTATATAATTACTAAAATTTGACGAGAATAACTCTTTTTGACTAATTTCAGTAGTTAATGTATTGTCTAAATTAAAATTAGTATTTGTTGAATCTGAAATATAATTATTATATAAATTTATCGAATCAGAACTAACTGTTTTCTGAATAATTTTTTTTATATCATATTCATTACTATTTTCATTATTTTCTTTTAAAATAAATTCATTATTTATTAAATATAATAATGAATTACCAAAGGTTTGTACTATCGTTGAAGATGATTTTAGAAAATTTAAAGGTCTACCATATAAATATAATTGATTATCTAACATGTAATAATTTGATATTTGAAATATACAAAATGGTATCTTAATATTATTTAAAGTAGTTGTCTGTGTTACTGTATTATTATAATAAAAATAAATATATCTATTAATTAAATTTACATTAAATATAAATGAATTCATTGTAATTTTATAATCACCATTTAATAATAATTCAATATTATTTATCGACAATATTTGACTAAAATCATTTAAATCGAATATTGATGTTATCGTATCATTCATTGGAGTTATCTTAATTTGTATATTAGGAATATTTGATGCACTTGATAAGATATCCAAATAATTTACAAATATATATGATGTAATAGTTAGTTCATTATATAAAGAATCTAATATTACTTTATTAATTGAGTCTATTTTTAGAATATTATATAAACTATATTTGATACCATTATAACTAATAATATTTGTAGGATTATAAGTAAGATCTGTTGTTAATACATATAATATACGTGTATCAAGTGAATTTAACTCTTTATTTGAAATTGATGCTTCAATAATAACTTCTTCTAGATTACTAGTATTATAATATGTCTGACTATATTCGGGTAATTGAATTAAATCATTATCTCCACCATTAATAAAATTACCAATTATATTTGAATCAAATAATGTAATAGGACGAATAAATCTGATTGAATTAATGTATTTTATAAGAGAATCTATTGATGCAAATTCTTCATTATTAAATAGATTATCTTTAATATTTTTTAATAACATATTTTTTATATTATTAGATGTTAATAAAGTTGTAGTATCATTATTATTTAATAAATCTTGTATTACATTGAACGATGCAGTAAATTTAGTATTTCTATTTGCATATAATAAAAGTTTATTATAAAATACTGTATAATCTGTATCAATAATTGGTGTATCAATTAAAGGATAATTAAAATTAATATTTGAATTACTAAATAATAATGGATTTGGATTTATTTTAAAATAATATTCAGTTGTGCCTGGATTAATATATTGATTTAAGTCAATCTTTGGAATAACCACATTATAAGTTTCAGTATTAGTATTTGAATTATATAAGAATAACTCAAAATTAGTTATATTTGATGTATTACCTATTTGATATGAAATTATATCTTGAAACATATTTAAATTGTATAAATTATAAGCATATTTTGTTAAATCCAATGATTTATATGAATATTGATTTTTTATATTTTGTATTTCTACATCTGTCGTATTATTATATTTTATGGATAATTGTGGTAATTCAATCTTTACCTGAATTCCATGTAATAGATCTCCATTTTTTGGGATTTCAAATTGTATTAAATTTCCAAAATCATATTGTGATGGTACTAATACTTCATAATTAAATATTGAAAAATTTGAATATTTCATGTAAACCTGTTTAAAATAATTAAACTGTGGATTACCTATCAATATTTTATCTTGTGCTCCACTTGCTAATAATTGTATTATTCCAGCTGGCATATAATTCTATTATATAATGATCTTTTAAATAAAAATTAATTTAATAAAATAATAAGTTAATTTTTATTAATTTTTTAAAATAAAAAAAATCTCATCTTAGTTAACAAACTAACATAAGTAGATTTTTTCAGTGGTTGCGAATCCATTGAAATTTGTTGATGATGCAGTAGTATATGCGCCCATATTTTTTACTTCAAAATAATCACCTATCTGTAATTCTGGTAATTTCATTTCCATGATTTTATCAGCAGAATCACAAGTTCTACCAAATATTGTACTATCATGATATTTAGTATCAGAATTAATGGTTGGTGGATTTAGTAATTCTAGAGTAGGTTTTGCCATATCATAGGTTATATTTGAAAATGATGAATATAAACTCTCATCAATTATATAGAAGATTTTATTTTCAGTCTTTCTTTTTGCAATAATTGGTGTATATAAAGTATGTGTTTTTGTCATAAAATATCTACCTGGTTCAGATATAAATTTAAGACCACTTAAAATATTCATGTTTGATGAACTACTAAATAATTTTAAAGCTTCATTAATTTTATTTGCTTGATCAATAAACTTTTCATCATCTTCACCTGAAAATCCACCACCAATATCAATAATTTTATAATTATGATTTAAATCTTTTGTATTTATCATAATATCATAAATTGTTTTTACTGCTTCATAATACTGATTTGAATTATAACATCCACTACCAACATGAAATGAAAATCCAGATATATTTATATTATATTTCTTTGCAAGTTTTAAAATATCAATGATTTCTTCATAACTTGCTCCAAATTTTGAACTAAAAGGCATTAAAGAATCTTTATCATTTACTTTTACTCTAATCAAAATTTCAATATTCTTATTTCTTAATTTTTCTAATTCTTCAATTGAATCAACGACTGTCAATGGTATATTTTTGGTTAAGGCATATTCAATATCACTTATACTCTTATAAGGGTTTGCATATATAATTCTATTCTGATTAATTCCCAAATCAAGTATTTGTTTTATCTCACCATAGCTTGCACAATCAAAATTTACTTTAGCTTTGGCAAGAGTTGTTAATAGATACTCGTCGTTATTGCATTTAACTGCATAATGGGGTTGAATATTGGGTAGATGATGATTCCACAAATTTACTTGATTTAATAGAGGTTTTGTACAGACTTTAAAGAAAGATTTTTGTCCCTTAGTAAGTTCAGTGATTTTTTTCAGTATGATAATAATAAAATAAGATAATTTAAATTTAGAATTAACTTTTCAATTTTTTATTTAAATAGGCAATGAGTTTATCAACTAAACTATTTTTTATTTTTTCTTTATTCGTTAGAAAAATGATACCATAATGTAAAAATTATATCATCATAAAAATATTATTATAAAAATTTTCATGTGGAAATAAAAATAAAAGTAGGGAGAAGGGGACAATTTTAAAAATTATAAAAAATTTAAAAGAAGAAAGAAAAGAGAGGGATAGGGTAGTGCGAAGGGAAAGGGAGGGAAAGAATGATATGAAAAACGATGATTTATATATTAAATACTAATCCAGCCATACCATTTTTAAAACTCAAAATGTTATATCCAAGTGCATATGTTTTAATAGTTAATGTATCGTTTTTCTTCTGAATATAATCTATTAGTTGATCGTGCATTTTATACACAAATGATTTATATTTATATGAACTCAAATTTGCTGTACCACTTGGTTGATATTCTTCAGGCATTAAACTAAATGAAAAACTATTAATACCATCAGCGGGTGTCTTTGAATGATATTTATAAGGTTGTACAAAATTTGTAAAACTACTATCATAATTTTGGAATCTATTATATTGTTCAAATGTATACGATGTTGAAAGAAATGGATTTACATCTCCATATGTAGATTTAGGAGAGGGATTTAAAAATTTTACTAATTGAAGAAAACTATCATTTTCATTCTTATAAAACATTGAATATATTGTAATTGATGTTAAATCTACTGAAACAATCTTATAATTTCCATTATAATTCTGTGAATTAAAAATATTTATTGTATCTCCATTATTAAATACGTGATTACCTATAATTAGTTGTATTTTTTGTTCTAATGTAGATGTAACAATATTATTAACTGCCTGTATATTATATATTATACCTAAATTATATGTATCTAAAAAATTATTTGATAGATTGTTATTACTTTGAGCAACCCAATATAATTCTTTAATAGAATTTATAAAGTATGACTCAATTGTTACAGTAGTTGTATTAATATTTGGATAATTATAATTCTGAATAACTTCTATTAAGTACTCTTGAGGAGATTGAGCAAATTTAGTTCTTTCATCTACATCTAAATAAATATAATCAACATTTAAGCTTATATCCATTATTTGTAAAGTATCTTGAAAGTTGTAATCTTTTGGAGCATCTGTGAATATTAAATTATTAATATTATTTAATTCTAATTCAATACGTATATCACTATATTTTAAAAATATTAAAGGTAAGGATCCAGATATATATTTATTAAACCAAAATAATAAAGGAATATTTAATGTATATGTATCTTTTTGAGTATAATCATATGTAGTTAATGAATTAATATTTCCAATTAATTTGTCATATGTTCGCTGCAATTCACTATTTAATGATAATTCATTCCAAATATTAAACCAATCATTAGTATGTCTATCAATAACTTGTCCTCCAATCTCGATAGTTATATTTTTTATTATTTGATGTCCTATATTTTTTATCCAACTGAATTTATAATTTGGATAATTTATATGATTATTCTGATAATTCTTAATATTATTAAATAGAAAATTATCCATAAGTTTAATATTATTTTTAAAGTTTAATAATTCGCTTTTAATACCTACAATTAAATTTGCAGATGAAGCATAATATGATAGATTATAATTTGTAATAATTCTTATAATATCAATATCAGATATACTAAAGTTATTAAATTTCAAATTATTATATAAATAATTTCCATTTGAATCATAAAATTTATTTGTTGGTATAAATTGATTAACTTGAATAACCTTATTATATACAATATTATATTGAGTTTTAAGATTAGTATATGTAGACGATGTATAATATACAGTTGTAATTTGTTGGACTTTATTAAATAAATTGGATAAACTCACATTTTGATTAATTGTTGATATGTATTTATTTAACTCTCGATAATATTGAAATATGTAATTTATTATATTCTTAAAATTAGTATACTGAATCTGTAAATTTAATATTTCTGTAGCATCAGATGCAATATAATTTGAAACATAATTTGGATTTGGTAATAAAACTGTTGGTAAAACAATTTGTAAATACATTTTATTTACCAGATCTCCTACTCGATCGAGTGTACATGAAATTTTATTTCCAAAGTTTCTAGTTCCACTAAATGTTTGTACTAAATTTTCTATTGCAAAATTTGTATATCTGCGATAAACTAATTTAAAGAATGTTATTTGTGGCATTCCCGTTAGAAAAACATCGGCAGTACCATATGCGACTATTTGAATTAATCCACCAGTCATATATTATAATATTATTATAATTTTATATTCTAAAAATAAAATTAATTAAATAAAAAGTTAATTACCGTGAAGTAATAAAGTTAAGCACTTCACGTTAGCGTCAAAAACTTAACTTCTGTTTTTGAAGACACATCAAGTATTTTATTATATAGATGGAATAAACTCCCAATTTAAGTGTGCACATATTTTCTTCCATATAAATATATCCATATCTTTTATCTTTTGATCAGATTTTAATAAATGTATAAATGGTAATATAAAATCTAATTCAGTTAATTCACACAATTTATATATAATATATGAATAACTAATTAAATTTTTACGCATATTCGGTTTATAAATTTTAAATGGTTCTTGCACTTCTCGAAACATTAATCTTAATTTTTCCTCTTGTTCTCTCGCCAACTGAGGAGGTTCTTTTCCAGTTGTTTTAAAAATTATATACGGTATATCATCATAGTATTTATTTAATCCCAATTTACTTAATATTTCACGCATATAATAAGGGGTTATATTTTTTACATCCCCTTTTAGATTATATTTATTAATTTCTTTTTTGATTTTATCACATACCTCATCACTTAATTCAATAACTTCTTTACCTTGAATCTTATTTAGCCACTCATTAAAATGATTCATTGTTTTATATGCTACATATGTTTTAGTATCATTACATTCTTCTTTATAATTTGGAATATCACTTTCAACTAATATTGTTTGACTTTCACCACAAATTCTACATACCATTAATCCATTATGTAAATCTAGTATCATCTCATCTTTACACTTTTCACATAATTTAGAAATATTATCAAATTTATTACGTTTCTTATTACCCTTTGTAATAGTCTCTTTATCAACTTTTGATAAATATTGGTTCAATAGATTAAACTTATCTTGACTATCATCCTCGTAATCCATTAAAATATCAAATACTTCATGTAAATAATCATATTCGTCGTACAATGATAACTGTTGTTTTTGTGAACGCAATTCACTGCACTTTATATTTATAGTATTTTTTTCAGATATATTTACTGTTTCAGTTAACTTTTTTTCTAAATCCACTAATTCCTCATCTAATTTCTCGATTTTTATTTTAGATGATTCAAGTTCATTGGTGATTTCATCGTGTCTAGCAGCTAAATTTGATTTTACAGGTTGTTTTTTAATTGACTGTAATATTGAGTGATACTTTGAATTCTTCTTTTTAAACATATATAATTAATAAATTATGGTTTCTTCTTAAATTAAAAAAATAATATAGTTTTAATTTTTTTAATTAATTTGTTTCTCGAAAATTTTTTTCTATAATAAAGATATATATATCAAATGGGTGGCGGTTTAATGCAATTAGTAGCTTATGGCGCACAAGATGTTTACCTTACAGGTAATCCTCAAATCACTTT